TCTTGACTTGATAGACCTTGAATGGCCTTATCATTCCACTTTAACTTGGCTAACTGGTGGCTAACTGAAGCCTTGATATTGTTCTTTGCGTCCATAATTCCAAAATATGTATGGATATAAAAACATCAATGTTTACTGGGATACTTGAACCGAGTGGAGCTAGTTAGGAATTACTTATAAACATTTGCAATCCTCTGCGTAACCATTCCGCCACGTTGCCCTAAATCAAGTTGTCCTTATATACCAAGCATTAATTTAATCACAAGTTATAATTATACACAATGATAGACTTGGGCTAACTGGTGGATAACTGGGGGTCCCATTATGATCACAAAATACCATTTAGTTAAAAAGGTCGATACCCGTTCTCACAGAAACACTTTAGATTATATTCGATAGTTTAGTTGGATCTACTCATAGAGAGCCATAAAATACTTTTTCAGCAACACCTTTAATTTTAAAAAAAGGTTAAGTACCTAAGTCCAAAAAATATTATAAAATTTTTATACTTTTTGAAAAAAATATTTTGCAAAAAATTTGATGGGGTTGGATCTAGAGCTTTTGAAGGTATGGACGCCTTGAAGATGCTCTAGATCCGAATACTTTACGATTTAGACAATGTAAAGGTATTACTAATGCAGTTCTAAATATAGGGCTTATCTATTTTTATTCAAAAGATATTTGTCCTTTAAATTTCGTAAGGACCTTTTTTATTAATTTTTCTTCCTCTGTTTGTGGCTCTGTACTTGCTAGGGTTGCTAAAATAATCTTGTCCATTGTGATAGTTCTGATCGTTATATCCTTTGTTGGACAAGTTGACTAAACCAGTTCCATAGTTCTTTATGTAACCCTGTGGTTTTCTTTTAGTCACCTCAAGGTTTTCCTGTAGCTGTTTCCGCCTCTCTTGTTTGACCAAATGTTCAACAGTAGGTACTAAAGCTAACTCTTCGGGGCTCAATTTGCCTCTTAAAGCTATCAACTTCTTCATATGGTTATGATTAGCAAACGCCAGGTTCGGATAGTTACCTTTTTTAACTGCTATCTCGTGGTTACCTCTGTTAACTTTAGGTTTCACTGGGGACAAATTGACAAGGGGACAATCCTGTTTTTCACGCATCCTCTCTTGGCTCTTAAAAAAATATTTTCCGTTTTTAAAAATATAGAGGTCTTTGTACTTACCTCTTCTCATGCCTATCTTGACTGCTTCCCTTGTTTTACCTATCTCTTTGGCAAATTCTGTTCTGCTTATCGTATATAAATGTTCGTCTGTTTTCATATTCAGGGTAACATTGTTACCTATGTGTTTGTACCCGTTGTATCCACAGGCTTTGCACCCAGTAATACTATGAGTGACGTGAGAGATAAAATGTTAATTATCCTTTAAAACACAATACATCTCTCAATCTCTCAAGTCTCTCAAGCAAATCTTATTACATTAAAAAGAGTAGTTCAGCGAAGCCCAAACCTTTAAAAGAAGTATATAAAAAAGGTTGAGAGAGTGAGTGATGAGAGTTACTTGATCAGTTCAAAAAAGTCATCCAAACTTATAACAACTAGTGGTTCCCTTGAGTTCATCTTACAGGCAACTGCGGGTAAAAGCTTTTGCTGACCTTTGGAAGCCTGTTTGTACCAGTCATATATTGTCTTCATCTTGCTCTGGTTCTTGCACTCAAAGTTAACTCCAACAAGCTTTCTGGCCACTTTAGATAACACTACGTCTGGTCCAGTTTGACCATGTTTAGCTGTTACAACATCTGCTGGTTTTAGATGCGGGAATGATTTTAATATCTTATCTCTTACAAGGTTTTGCAGTAGCGCTGACTTCCTTCTCTTACTCATTGGCGTCATTAGCAAATATCCTCTTTATTAAAGTGAGACGCCCACAGTTCAGTCTCTGAAAGATCGCTATTATATAATCCATCACGTACTTCTCTAATGTGCAACAAGTACAGCCTTTTCTTACGACCACCTTTGATGTCTTTAGCCTGTTTTGTTAACTCTCCATTTGGCCATTTGGTAGCTTTCTCTTTAAGAAAATTCTCAAGATCAGCCATAGTGAAATATACATTTTTGTATAATTCGGACTTTTTCATAGCTCTAAAGCAATCCACCTTGTGTATGGTGCCACTATATGGCCAGTTTAAAAAGTCATCTTTACCTATTGCTTCATTATGTGGTGCAAAAGGAAACTCCTCATTATCAAAAGCATCTTCCATCATTACATTGAAGTCATCTTTGTTAGCTTCAATCAATAGCTCTTTATCTGCAGTTGTTGGTGCATCATTAAAAAACATTTCTCTATCGTAAGTAACTTCATTTAAAAGATGCCATTTAAAGTGAGAAGGATTTTTTATAGTTGCAAGTATATCTGCTTTGAAATTTTCGTTTTGCAACATCTGCACCACTTGATCTTTTGTCCTTTTAATGTGTATTACAAACGATCTTCGGTCATATTCCCCAATGTGAATAGGTGTTTTACTATTAGAGAAAACAAAGAAGTTGCACAAATTAGGTATTTCTATTTGTGGCTTATTCTTTGGATTAATAAACAAGTTATCTTCTGTAATTAGGTCCTTAAATTCATTAGATAGCTCTTTAGTTTTAGCTGTATTCTTCTGAAGGACTACTTCATTCAAAAAGATAAGCTGTTTACCTTCAATAATGGTCGAGTGTGTTCCTATCATTTGTGAAAATTTCACATTAGGACTGACATTTTTAGGACCAAACAAGCTTTGGCAAATTAAAGAAAATAGTTTCTTACCAACACCTTCAACTACAGAGTGGATAATTACATACCATTGAATTTTAATTCCATAATGTAATCTTTCTTCTTTGGCATTTAGCATAAAAGCTAACACTTGTTTAACAATAGCCCAGTTCTCTTCGCCTAGTAACCAACTGTAGTATTCATTCAGTCTGTCAACATTACCTTGTATGGCTTCTATTTGTGGATCTTCGTATATATTTAAATAAGTTCCAGCTGGTAGACCTTTAATATCTCCATTATTAATTTGAGTTACACCAGGATCAAATCCAGCATGTGTAAAATAACTTCTTAACTTTGTAAGCTTACTCTCTTTTAATAGCTGATCTGTCATAGAGCCTTTTTTAACTTCATGTCTCCACCAGTCATTTATTTGCTCTTTAGATTTAAAAGTCTGTGTTTCTACTTCATAAAAATCTGTTCTTGATTGAACATAATAATGATTATTCAGTATACTATCTGTTATGGCGCTAAACCCTTTTGCGTCTATACAAGGTTCCACTCCACACATTTCTTTAATCCACTTTCGTCGAGCATTTAGATACCACTGTTTATCCATCTTATCTTTAGCAACTGATTTCTGAACACTTTTAATATAGGTAAGTAATTGGTCTTCCAACAAAGGTTTATCAAAAAATTTGTTAATCTCCTCTAACGATACATCAACGTTATAAAGTGTTCGGTATACCTCAACAGTCATTAAACCTTTATTTCTTCCACCACCTTCTGCACCTTCTAACATTCCAACTGAAGCAACTATAGGAAGATGCTTTCTATATTTATGCCTAAAGAAAAATTGCTCTAAACTTAATGGTCTTCCATCTGGTGTATAGAGTTTATCATGTTCGTAATGATAGGGTAGGTACAGCCATCTTCCAACTGCACCAGATTCATTAGGTATAGTTGGTACAGTTGCCTGCCCATCACACTTTATCAATAATTCTTTTTCTATTCTTGCCTCAAGCTCTTTAGCACGTTCATGAGCTTCTTCTACATGCAAGGGTTCATCTAGAAATTCTATTACTCTCCATTTTTTATTTGGTGTTTGAAAACAAAAATATTGCCACCCTAAATTTTTAAAAATATTTGGACAGAAATCTTTAGGTTTAATTCTTTTATCTATATCAATGCCTATCCAGCTAACTTCTTTTGTCTCTTCATCTACAGGCGATCTGCCACAAAGTTTTTTGCCATCTAAATGATCTTGAATAGGTATCAAACCAGTATTTTCTACTGTCAATTTTTTTTCTGTAATCGGATCGTGTTTCCAGCAATACCCGTACCTGGTTTTTGCTCCATTAAATATATTTAAAAAGGTTTCTGCATTAGTCATTTTTATCTCCATCTTGTTTAATTTTTTTCATTTTATAAATGTGTTGAACTCTTCCACTCTCAAGCAGTGTATGCTTCTGTTCAAACTGGTGGTATTCAGGAAGCTTCTCATTATGTTTCTTAATGTCTATTCCAAGCTCTTCTGCGTACTTACCCATCTCATGTAATCCGTTGTAAGCTCTAGTAATCTCTATGTGATCCTTTAGTAACTCCTGGTTTTTCTCCAAGCAGTCAGTGTGTTTCTCATGGTAATCTTCAAGTCTAGCTGAAAGTTTTTTAAGAGCTTTGTCTTGCTTCTTTATATAGGTGTGTTGTTTACTACATACTTTTAGTAGGTCTTTGTAGCTTATGTAGTCGTGTTCGCAGGCTAATATTTTATAGTTTATATCTTTTGTCATAGTTTTCTCCGTTGGTCTCTTCGGAATTAAAACTATGATCTATTAATCTCTCTACTGTTTTTGCATTAGATAATTTTTTGTCTTTAACTAAAGAAACTGAAAGTTTAGATAGTTTGTCCATAGTATCGTTCCGTAAAGAGATTGATTTATAGTTATATTTACAAGTCATTGTTTCTCCTCTTGGTTGGGTCTTTACTTTCTATCTTTCTAATTTCTTCGTTTTGAAGTTTGGTCAGTCTCTCTTGAACTTTGTCTAAAAGGTCCTGTAAATCTTTTGAATTAAATATCTGTGCTCTGATTCCATATAAAGTTGAAAGCTCGACATTATTAGGAAAAAAATATTCTGAAATGTTTCCAGTTTTTATTGTTAATTTATCATTCCATTGAAGCCTATTATTTTTCATTAAATAAACCTCTTATAGTAAACTTCGGCTATACCACCTGTACCAACTGTATTTCTTAAATTTGAGATTCTTTTTTGTTTTTCTGCATCTGCAAACTTTTTGATTTGTTCTTCTATTGGTACTTCTGGTTCCTTTGGTGTTGGTGGAATAGGTGCAACATATGTTGGCTTAATGGTAACCTTAGGCGCTAACTGTGATTTATGTTTTCCTATAAGTTTCAATTCGTCATCTCCAAGATGTTCTCGCATGACAGGATCTCTATAATTTTTTAAAATTGTTTTCCTTATTTCTCCAGCCTGTAGACGATCATCACGATCTTTAGGATTTTTTGCTATCTCAATCATTGCTTCCCAAGTACTCATAGTTTTTTTCTGGTTAGATGGATAAGTAGATGGATCATTATTATCAAATTTTTTTGGTCTCTTTTTTGCATCAAGCTTAGCTCTTTGTTCCATTGTGATAATATTCTTATCGTCATAGTGAGCTGGTTTTGGGCCATCATCATATTTGTGATGCAATCTTTCAATTCGTTCACTAAAATTTTCAGTACGAGGTTTAACAAACTTATTCATCAAAGGCTCCAAAAGGTATTCCATCAATATCTAAATTTTTTAAATACATCTTTACACCTCTGACTAATTCTTTTGCATTTTTGGGCTCTCTACCATTTTCACTAATAAAGATTGCTTTCATGGTACCTGGAGACATAGAAGAAAAATCTACTGATCCCCCATCTGCAAAACTTGCAATTTTCTTTAGCTCTTCAATAGGTGCTTTTTTTATATAGTCTGTAATGGTACCTTTAAATCCATTTTCTTTTGCTTCCTCGTAAGCTCTCTCAAGTGCATTTGAAAGTTCTAACTCTATATGGTGCATTGGATCTTTGGCTTCTGCTAACTTCATTATCTCTTTAGCAGTAGATCCATCACTTCGACCTTCCATAGCTTTTTCAACGTTATTTATTTTCATTATTTTTCTCTCCTTAAATTTAGTTATTAATAGTTCTCCGAAGGTTGTTCTGCTTCAACAGTAGAAAATCCTGTAGTACCTAATGATCCTTCTACAAGTTTCTTCACTTGAACGCCTACAAGTCTCAAGGTGCAACCTAAACCAGTTCCAGCTACATAGTAGCCAACAGGCTTATAGTTACATCTAATGATGCTTCCGCCCCAAATATCTTTATCTTTAATGTGTTCTAAATTGTGATCAACTAAAGCTGGTTTGAATTTAGTTTTAAAATTAAATTGAACTTTACCATCTTCAAGTATTTCATAGGGTAGGGGTGCTCTTTGGAAAGCATCAGTCTTATCAGGTTGTTTCTTACCTTGTATAACTAATTGTTCCTTAATGATTTCATCAATTATCTTGATGTCCTCTTGAGCTTCCTCTTTGTTAACTACAAGTTTAACTTGATAGATACCTTCTGCACTAAAAGCTGTATCTGGTTTGTTTAGATGAGGGTATTTTGCTTCCCCAAATGCACTAGTTTTAATTGCTGACATTTTTTCTCCTTTTGTTTGATATGTCGATTAGATTAGTTGTGAGGTCATTTTGCTCTTTAACCTCATAGTCATATTTGTAGATTTTATTAATTTTATTTTCGTATAACCATTTGATGAAAGTAGTGGGTTCCCATTGATTTTCTCTAACTCCATCAATACGGAACATACCCATTTCTCTAATATCTTTTCCAGCATCAAGCCAATTCTTCATAAAGCGCTTTAAGGCACTTTCTGACATTGACCCAAATAGCTCAACTAACTGTGTTTGAGATACAAAAGGTTTTTCGAATTTAAAATTTAACAAAACGTCCATAGCTATTAAAATAATAACTATTACGAGAATGTCAACGATAAATACGAGAAAATTATCGTATTTTATCTATATGTTCCTGGTGCATTTGTTGCTGAGTTCGCTCGTATTTGTAGAACCTTTTTTTGAAAAAAGGTCTCTGACGTACATCTCCAACCAGCTTATATAAATTATCTGCTTCTTTAGCTTCATTGATAGCTCTAGGGTTAAATGAGTAGGCTTTATAGATATCTTTAAACTTCTTTGAATTTACTACTTTTAAACAAGTATCTTTCTTTTTACCCATTTGACCTTTTTTAAATTCTCTATCTCTTTCCCAAAGATACAACGTAAATCTAAAGAGTTTCCATTCGGTACGGGGGTGAGTAGGGTCAATTTTTGAGGCGGTTATAACGTATTCCAAAGCTTCCTCTGGGGTAACTTCATGATCTCCCAAGTATCTCACAAGGTCATCTATAGTTACTTTAGATTTTCTTTTATATTTACTAGGTATTATATCTTTCTCATCACTCATACGTCCACATTTACGTATTTATTAATAGATTGCAAACTAATTTATTATTGTGATACTTTATTATTGTGATTTGGCTTTATTTTGGTTTTTTATTTTACCCTGGTGCAATCCTTGTTCTAAAACTAAAAGAAAAAGAATGGAAAAATGAAGACGATATCAAAACAATAGTCGGGTGCGTATTATTTATAATTGGGCTTTCAATTTTATTTTATTACCAGGACTGGTTCACATTTGATCATGATGGACCTTTATTTAATGAGATTATGATTTGGAAAAACTAAACAATAGGAGAAAGAAAAATGGATAAATATACAAAAGGAATATTAACAGTAATTGCAGTTGGAATAATTGGATTGAATGTTCAATGGATGAATGGTGGTGGGTTCATGACTAAGGCCCATGCTATTGGTGATGTTCAAAAAGTTGCTATTTGCAATTCTAGTGGAAATAGATGTGCATATGTAACAAGAAATCAAGCACTAGAAGTTGAAGCAAGATAAATCAATTTAACTTATGGCTTGGTATAACATTCAAAATGATAGCATTACTAAAGAGTGTGTTGAGAAATATGAGACTGGAAGATGTGGATTTTGTGGAACGCATGATATTAGGATCCGAACCAGAATGAAAATCTATATATCAGAACATGAAATAGAGGATACCAATTGTTGTCATTCTTGTTATCATCAAAACAGTAAGAAAGCGATTGCAACATGAATAAGATATTACTTATAATTTTAATCAGCTTTGTATGGTGTAATAGTTTACAGGCACAAGAATTTTACCCTAATAAAGAACTTGATATCGAAAAACTAATAAATTTTGATTTAAACAAATATAAATTTACTGACTATAAAAAAATAATAGGAAGAAATGTAAAGTCATGGAATGGTGATGCTCAACAATTAAGTAAAAACTCACAAGATTGGAAAGCTATAGATGTTAAAATTAATAATCAAAATTATGAACTTCGTCTTAATCACTTTAAAACTGGTGGTATAGGGTTATTTATTTTAATTCGAGGTTTATCTTGTAAGGAAGCTAAATCTATTATCCCAACAAAATATATAAAAAAAGAAAATACATTAAGTTACACTTCTAATTTCGATGAAGTTGGAAAGGTCTTTTTTGAAAAATTTAGTTTTGATACCAATAAGAATACTAGATTGTTCTCTGGATGTATTGCTTTGTTAGATGCAAATAATCAGGGAAGTGTTGAAGATGTTACATACACTATTAACATGTACTCACAAAATTCACCTGATGATACTAAAATTGTTCCATTAAAGATGATTAGGTGTGAGTTGTTACAATACAGAAATAAATATAAATTTGATCTCAATAACGAAAGAGTATTGAATGATACTTATAAAGATATGCCAGATGAGGTGTTTATCAATTATTATATCAACGATTCAGATAGTGAATTATTAAACAAAAAGTTTCGTAATGTTGCAAGTAAGACTATTAGATTTGATAGAGATATGATCCACACTGAACAAACATACAAACTTGATAAAACAAAATATAGTAAAATGGTTACTTACGAAGAATATAAGATTGATAGAATTTATGGTGAATTTTATATAGCTAAAAGAATGTACGATAAAGAAAAATACAATTCACTGCTAACACCTAATAATGAATTTGAAATGCAATATAGAGGTAAGTGTGTGAAAAAAGATATTGAAGAAAGAGCTTTCTAATGAAAAAGATTTTTTTAGTTTTACTTTTTAGCGTTTTATTTAGTGCAAATGCTTACGCAAAAGAGGATGTATTAAGATGTGCTCTAAAAAACAAGCTCAATGAACCCGATATAAGAACTGAAGTAGAGATTGATTTAGATAAAAAGATTCTATGGGCAGATGGTAGTAAATACAAAATTAACTTGATAGGTGAAAGGGCAATAAAAGCAGAGAATGAAAACGGTAACATTAGGATTTCAATAGATAGGTTTGATGGTTTTATGACATTGGAAGCTCTTAGTTCTAAGTTTGGAGGGTATTGTAAAAAATACAAAAAGATATTTTAATGAAAAAGATTATTTTACTTATAACTATTTGCTTATTGTTTAGTGGAAATGCTTACGCAGATAATCTACCTGAAAAATTATTTGGGATTAAACTTTATGACAATATTGAAAATTATATTGATAAAAATGTGGGTAAAAAAGATAAGCAAAGAAAAGGAATAATAAATTTTTCTCCTGAAGACAGAAATCAATTTAAAGGATTAGTAGCAAATGAGAACTTAGAGCGCTATTATGTTAGAACGAATTCTGAATATAAAATTCTTACCATAAGTGGTTTTGGGCGAATGGAAACAACACCTAGAGATGAGTTTAAAGATAATTGTAAAGAAACTGCAGATAATCTTAAAAACCTTTTATCTAATTATTACGATATAAATCCTAGAAAATTTAAAACCAAATACTACAAAAATGATTATGGTTATTTAGTTTTAAATAGAGCATACGAAACAATATATAGAAAAAAAGGAAATGAATATAATTTACAAATACTTTGCACTTATTCAAATAGAGAAAAAAAAATTTACCAGAACTTATTTGTTACATTAATGGATCAAAAATACTTTGAAGAAAACACACTGAAACTCTGGAAAAAAATGGATCCTTTTGATGATAAAATGATTACAACTAATCTTGAAGGATTTTAACAACAAAATTATATTAAAAAATGATTAGGAATTATTTAACACCAATAGCAATTCTGGCTTTTGTTTTTTTGTTTAGTGGAAATGCTTTTGCAGAAATAAAAGTTATGGATGAATTTATATACAATTCTAAACTAATAAAAGGAGTACGGAACCCTCAGTTTTCAATTCATACTATGTGTATTGATGGTTACAAATTTGTAACTACATATGAAAAAGCCAAAAGTGGTAAAATGGGAATGGGAATAGCTTCAGTATCAGTTAACACTATTCAATTTATGATAGCTGAAAATGGAAAAATGATTCCAGCGAAATGTGATTAGATATGAAAGCAGAATTAGTAGAAAAATATTACAAAGAATTTAAACTTAAATATCAAGACTCGGCGAAATTTGGTATTGAGTCAGAAATTCTTACTCCAGAACCAGACGAAAGACCAAACATGCCTCCGATTGAATTTATTCATAGAGATCCAAATGCTATGTGGTGGAATTTAGAAGAGCAGTATAAATTAAGCAAAGAGCAGATAGTTGATTTAATTATACAAGAAAAGATTCCCATTGATCATTTTGTCCATGAAAAATTATATTGTGGTCATGTCGTATTTTATAATAAAAAAGATATTGAATAATAAAATGTGATTAGATGAAAAAATTATTACTTATAACTTTAATCAGCTTTGTGTGGTGTAATGTTAGTTTATCAGAGTCTTTAGGTGTTGATAAAACTGTAAATGATTATTTAAAAGATGGATATACACTTCATTCAACAAATATTGCTTCAGAGGGTTACTACCTATATCATTTAGTTAGTAGAGGTGGGTCTAGTAGGGTACCTTTAATCTCTTGTGTTTATGCAATTAAAAATAACAACACTATTTGTTGGGCGCCATAATTATTATTTTTTCTTAAATGAGTACACTTTAGCTACGTCATCAGCATATTTGATGTGATCATCTATATCTGATTTATAGTAAAACTTTTCAAGTGTAGAAGGTGTTTTGTGACCAGTGATTGCTATAGCTTTATCGGTTGAGCCTAGTGTATCAGTTGCAATAGTAGATAAGGACTTTCTAAATAACTTCTTCTGTCCATCTATGCCAGTTTGTTTGACTATCTTCTTCCATACACTTTCAAGGTTTTTAGTTCTAGCATCATCACTCCTACAAAAATCTATATCTCCACATTTATGACTAGCAATAAGTCGTCTAGGAAATAACCATTTTATATGTGCATATTTTTTATACTCTGGTTTAGCTCTTTGGTAGCTCAAGCTATCTAAAACTTTCTGTATACCTTCAGTAATTACAACGTATTCTTCAGTTCTACTTTTGGTAATATTAGCTGGTAATGTAATTACTCTGTTATGAGGTTTACCCTTATGTTTTCTTAAATCATCTAAAGTCAACTTTAAGCTTTCTTCCTGTCTCCTTGAGGAATACAGAATAAACATAATAGCTTCAGCTTGAAAAGGGTGCTCATCACGTAAAGCTATTGCTGAGTCAATAATTTTACCAAGTTGCTCTTCCTTGAACTTCATGTCATTGTATTTATGATTTTTAGAAACTTTTTTTTTCGTATAAGTGATGACAACACCACCATGCTTAACTCTAGTTGGGTCAAGTTTATCATCTCCAGCTAAAAGGTTTAACTTGTTGCAAGCTCTATATAGATATTGAAAAGCTTTAAGTCTGTTCATTCTGGCACCATAAGTTTCGCCTTTGTTACACCAGTTCTGAACTATTCTAGGTGTCAATTCGTCAACACAAAGTCCACCTAGTTGACTATCATATAAACTTCTTTTTGTAGGATGATCACAGTCTTCATAGGGTTTATAGACCTTCCAAAGTCTGTCCCATGTCATTTTATCTTTAAGACCTAGCACTCCACAACCTTCTGCATCATCTGCAAAAGTTAGATGTAGTCTTCTTTTATTCCAACCAAATAAATATTGCGAATACTGTTGAATAGACTTCTTATCTATTGTTCCATCTTGTTTTATTCTTGGAAAGCTCTCTTGCGCAATCTTTTGTATAGCTTGTCTTATAGTATGTGATTGAGTTTGCTGGATTAGTTGTTTTGTAATTCTTTCTTCATTTGGTTTTTTAGTCCATTCTCCATCTCTATTTTTACATTTTTCATCAACTATTAATTTATTAACATATTCCTCAATTTCAAATGTACCAGTAATACCTAGTTGAAATTCTCCACACTTATGAAAAAAAGTTTTATTAGTACCTTTAACTTTACCTATTAAATAAAATACCTTCTTGCCTGTCCTGTAGCTGTATCGAAGGTGCATCCCCTTTAGATTACCAGAAGTATCAAAAGGTATATTTCTTCTGTTGTTGATGTCTTGACTTGATAGACCTTGAATGGCCTTATCATTCCACTTTAACTTGGCTAACTGGTGGCTAACTGAAGCCTTGATATTGTTCTTTGCGTCCATAATT